CTTGTGTCAGTGTCATCTACCGGTGCGTTGGGTCCATTACGAGCATCGTTTTGTACAATATCTTTAAATTCTATTTCGTTTAAAGCTTGTCGTATTAAGCGCTTCAGCGTTTTTGTTGTAATAATCACTCTTTCTCCTCATAAATTCTATTAATGTACAATATCTTTTAAATTTTAGTCTTCAAACGCTGCGCCGTTGTTTGTAACAATGAAGTCTAGCGCGATGAATTCAATAGCCTTAGTAGGCTTAATGTAAATTTTAGCATACATGATGTTTCTATCAATCAAGTCTGCCGTTGTTGTACTCTCGTCAAGAATCAATCGATATCGATCAATACCAAAGCGAGATTTGACGCTATCTAGTAATCTTTCAACCCGGCCGCTGAACGCGTTCCAAGTACGCTTAACGTTTGGCTCAAACAAGGTCGTAGCAGCAATTCGCGATACTTCCTTCTTCAAGTAAATCATTAGTCGGCGTACGTTAACACGTGTAAGCGCTGAAGTTTCTGCCTTAAGTGTCTTCTGCCCGAACACCACGATACCCTCATTCGGGAATGAAGCAATCGGGTTAATACGGTTTTCATAAAGAAGATCGCGTTCACGGCTTGTCAAGTGTTGACGGACATTAATAACCGGTACACCGGCTGCACCCTGAGTCAGACCACCACGTGTGAAACCAGCAGGAGCGAACCAAAGTTCCTTCTTACGCTCTGAGCTAGCCAATACACCGAGCATTGCTACCGAAGGTGGTGCCCAAACTAATCTACCATTTACACGGTCACTAATTTGTACCCATGGGTAATATGCTGCAGCATAGCTGTTGTCAATGTTTCTGAGTTTCATTGATTGTACAGCGCTGTCGACATCACCACGAGACGATCCGCCATCACTTTCATGAGCTGGCACATAGTCGTTTTCAATGTCAACTAAAGCTAACGCGTCTGCACGGTCTGCACACATTTCCATCAATTGATCGGTTAAGTTTGTTGTTGTGATACCCGGTAGGGCAGCAACGTTAAACTCGACAACTTCCGGGTCTGAACACATATCGATAGCCTTTCGAATTGAATACTGACCATAGTTTTCCCTTTCGTTAGTACTGTCGTCTAGAAGCGTGTTTCTGAACGGATCTTTTTCTGTAATATCGAATCCGTCGCTGCCACCGTAAAGCGGCAATGTGAACCGGTTGCAACCAGCGTCGGCGTTAGTAAGCAGTGCAGCAGCACCATTGGCTGCCGTATAGCTGTCCCCGTCCTTTCGGGAATCGACAGTGTAGGTTGCAGTCTCGGTGGTGGTGTTGATAACAATGTCGTCTAGAGAGAAGTACCAGCTAGGGCTGTAACTTGTTGCGGTTGTATCAAATGGATCTAATCCACCGGCACTACGACCTAACACGTCAGCAACGCTGTCAGCGAAACGTGTGTCGCCGGCGCCCAAATCTCTTGCGAAATCTGCGCCCCAGAATGCCTGACGGAAGTGGCTTAACCCACCATCCACACCGTCCTCACGCAGTGGCAGGTCGGGGAATGCGAATACAACCGTACCGTAATCCGTTTCGGCGCCGTGAATTTGGCCGCTCTCGGCCCCGCGCACTTCCTCGTGAACCCACCCATCGGCGCCCAAAACAATCATCGTGTTATCCACAGCGACAGCGGAACCGCTAGTAGCCGTGAAAGAATTAAATCTTGTTGGGCCAAAGAAACCGAATGGCAGCATTTCTTCAGAAATGTTACCAGTACCCATTACCACGCGAACATATTTCGAACGGTTAGAATAGTTTCCGTAGCTGCGGTGACGGCGATATGTCTCGTCCCAATCTAGATAAACATCACCAATCCTAACAGCAACATAATCTGGGCTACCCGGGTTAAGGTTGCAGCCAGCGAAGTGCTCTAGTGGTTGCATACGGCGGTCAGAGTCTGTGATTTTTCGCACAATTACATCGAATGTACCCCATGGGTTCGTCATTGGCGTTGGCGAAGGCTTAATGTTATCGATTGAAATCTTAATGTTCTTGTGATTCCATGCGCCACTATCAAGTGAAACAAACTTAAACAGTTTAGTCTCAGTTTGCGGCGAATAGTCGTCAAAGGTGCCTGCACCTCTGGTGTCTTGTGAAATAATCCAACCAGATTCGGAAGCTTCTGCTCCACCCAGTCGGTCAGAATATGCATACGAACCACTAGAAAGGTTCAAAAGCACGCCGAACTGTTCATCAACAGCAGAACCGGTTACGTAACGCGCAACGTTGTCTTCGAAACTCTCACCTAGCCAATAGTTGATCGAATCACCGTCTGCCGTAATTTCATCATTAATCTTTGTTGGGTCTGTGTTAAATACCTTTCGAATGAACTTATCAGAAGTTCTATCGAAGTTGAATGTGGCGTCGATCACGTCGGCGCCCGTGTTTCCGGCATTCCGAATAATAGCTCTAAATTCTCCGTTAGCGCCGACAGATTCAATCATTACTTGTGAACCACTGGTTCCGGTTGTAGTACGCGCAAGGTTTCCACTCAGGTACATACTACCATCATCGATGTAGAATACAGCAGCCAGCGTGCCGCTGGTTGACCCGGAATCGACCAAGAAAAGACCAAAGGCTCCACCGTTATCAGTTTTATCGGTAGAAGGAGTTTCCGTAGTTTTCCATCCGGCCTCGCCGAGATCGTCTGTAGCCTGACTGTGCTGTTCACCCAAAAGACGAACAACCGTTACCGGTGAATTATTTTTTAACCATGCTTGTGCAGCATATGGCGCGTACATCGGGGCGCCTACATCACCCTTTCTCCAAAGGTCGCCAGTTTCTCCACCAGCAACGGGATCACCAAAGATTTCTACGAATTCTGAAAACGATCCAACTCTTACAGGGCGCATGCCCGGGCCTTTGCGAGTACGACCGATAACTACCGGTCCCATCTGCCTAGCTACTTTGTTTGGTTGTGAATTATCGATTTCATCCACGAAGATTCCCGGGGAAACGAATTTAAACTTATCTACAGACATATTGAAGGTCTCCTTGCGATTTAATATCTGTTAATAAATAGTAAAGATAGCTAGCAAAATCCCATTATATATGGGTTTAATTAATCATAGTCGTAATCAGTATCGCTAGTTAAACCATCGTTCAAATCATATCCGGCTTGTTTGCCTATCTGCCGAATCCAATCATCTAAACGCCCGTCTAAATTATAACTAGGCAGGTCTTGTGTGCCGCCCTTATAACCGGTATATTTGGCCTCTAGACGTTTATACCATGGTTTACTATAATATTTATGTTGAAATTCGTCTCTAATGGCTTCATAATTTGTATTGCCTGCGGCCACTTCTTCATGAATTAATTTTTCTAAAAGCTTTACTATCTTTTTTCTTGTTCTGGTTGTTAATAAGGCCTTACTAGAATTAAGTTTGGAACTCCGCCCTATTTGTTATCATATTTACCCCAGTCGCCTGCGTCTTGTGCATCGAAGAAGTCTTTAAGGCTTTCTCTGATTAACTGTTTGATTTGTCTAACTGTCAGTACCATTGTAATTTATCTCCTTGTTTTATTCTCTATTAAAATCTCGGGGTTCATCTATATAGGTGTTAATGTTCCCGACAATAGAGCGTTCTCTTGGAATTCTGATACTGACGGCGGTTTCTCTTTTGACCGCGAAGGGTTGTTTTTGATTTTCTTCATCGTCCAAAAGGTACCCAATTACTTCAATTTCAACGTCAGTTTGGAATTTTCTTTCTTCCTCTCCGAGATCTGCAATTGTATTGCTATGTGCAAAGCTTTCAGAAATAAACCCTTCATACGTATGGTTGTTGCGCTGCATAACAAAATAATTGATATTTCCAGTTTTTGTCAAAAAGGGCGCAGTCATTGAATTGACGTGCTGTTGATATTCAGCTATAAGACTGATCTTATATTTGAGTTCAATATGCACCGGCATTGGCACCATTAGGTGTTCATAAACGACCTTATGTTTTGGCATGACAAAGTTAATATGCGTGCCTTTTGTAATTCTTTGAGCCTCTGCATTTGCAAAATTGGCTGTTTTATCTTGTTTAATCCGTGTGTATACTCTGTAATTGTTTTGTTTAGCATCGTTTGTCGGAGGTACATTTCCAAACCAGCGGCCCTTACGAGATAAAGATTTTTCTGTACCCACTCTTTCAACAACAATTAAAGGATATTTTAATGTACCCTCCGCGTCTCTAAAATGGCTGTCTTTTTTAACCTGAAAAACCCGTTCTGCAGTAGCCCACACAACCGGCACTTTAACAAAAGCGTCATGGTTTGATACTTGAATGTTTAATGTCTCATTAACATAGTCATACATTGCAAAGTCAATATCCTCTAAAGTCGAAGGTATTAATGGCATTTTAGTATCTCTGCTGTTAAGGTCTTTACTCATATTATAATTAGTTCAATCTGGCCTTTAATACTGCAGCAATATGCTGTTTGAGAATATCTGTATCATTGTTCTGTAATAGTCTTTTAGCCTCGGTCAAGTCCAATGTCGTCAGGGATGTTGTATTTTGAATTTGAGAGTATCCTAAATCAATGAGGCCTATCTGTCCATTCTTACTTCTGATGTTCCCGGCCGTTAAATCATAGAAATGAATACCCTGTTGTTCTAAGAATGTGAGCGAAAGGGCAATTTGATGTAAATATTCAATTTCCTTACTAGCTAGAAGATCTTTCGCATATGTTATCAATCCTCGCTCTACAGTATCTTCTTTTCGCCACGGCGGGGCTGCTGATAAGTGAGTATCTTCTAAACCGTGCAGGGCTTTTCCAGCGCTTGGTATGCATGCAAAGAACTGTGTAAACAAATTGGCATGTTGACTGCTCCAACGCAGCTTCATGGCAACAAATTTTAACATTTTAGACATTGTGGTAAATTCGTTTTCTGGTGTTAGTAAAATTGGATTGGCAGTAGCTTCTTGTACTAATTCGGCTAACATAGACTTGAATTTGTTCAAAAAACCCGGCTCCCAGTCATAATAAATTTTATTAGGGATAATACCTCGTCGTCTGTCTACCTTGTATAATACATATTGTGCGGCTGCTCGCTGTTGTTCGTCAGATGGTGGCAAATATTCTTCAATAATGAGATAATATGGCGCCTTTTTATCATATCCAATATCTATAGGAGTTGTTTGAGCGACGGTATACGTTTCATAGATATTGGGATGTGAAATTCCGATCAATTTGGCGCAAGCTTGAGCTTCTGAAATGTCGTTGGTGACTTTTAGAATTTTATCATCAAACCGAAAAGCCAAACCTCTAGAGCCACCCCCCTCGTAGTTTGCTGTGCCGGTTAATTGTTTCCATGTACCAGCCAAATCGCCCCATTCGCGAATAATCTTGATTTGTCTTGATGTAAATTTTTTATCTAGCAATTCTTTAAGTTCCATTTATTCATTATACAATGTTTGACTATAGTTATTCACCGAAACGTTCACGTTGCTTACGATATCGTGGTTTATCTAAATTCCATGTGGCCTGAATAAGCCCTAGAATTTCGCGATATTCAGCTTCTATCATTTTAGCAGATTCGTTGGGAATACGTTTAGTATTAAGGCGGCGGGCGAGCGAAGTTAGCTCATGTACAAGACGAGTTGTCGCCTTTCTAAATTCTGGATCTTTGTTTTGGCCTGCAGCGGCATTAATATAGCCTATAACTGAAAATGTTTTGTCCCGGGCCTCTGCGATGTCGTCTGATGTCAAATCCCCACCGACAAAAAGATATCCTATTGAAGTAATCGTGCCCCACGCATTGCGAAGTGGGTGATGCTCTCTTCCGACTTCGTTATCTAGGTGGCGAATTTGATCCATTTCTTCTTTAATCAATTGTTTAATGTGATCAGAAATCTCTTGTAAAACCATTGCTTTTAAATCTGACATTAATAGGTTACTTGGCATCAAAAACTCCTTCTCTGGCTTTAAGGCATTTGGCTTCAATTTCCATCTGGTTTTCTCCTTGACCAAAGATTCTTTGAGGTTCACTCAGACTTATAATTTCAAAGTAATTATTGTTATAAAGTACAAAATCGCCTTCTTGCACAACTAAATTTTGATCTTCCGTAAGTCGGCGCTTATGAAAATGTACTACAATTGCCGGTCTTCGGTCAACGCCCGCTGAAGTTGATTTTGTTTCGTGGCCTTCCCATGTAACTAAAGCGTAAACAGCTATTGGATCTAGAAATGTTTTGTTTTTAGCCTCTCCATACAATGGGTGAAAATTAGTATGTTCTAAACTAATCGGGTAATATACAACTTGTTGACCAATAACTCTTTCAATTAATTCATCATTTACTTGTTTAACTAGATCGCGCTCTTTTTTCCCCGTAAACATAGGCGGTGGCGGCGCGGTTGGTTGTGTCCATTTATTTTCTGCCATTAAATTATGCCTCTAGTTTGCAAAACCTTTCTAACAATTTGTTTTATTTGAATTTCAGTTATTGTGGTGTCTGATTGTTCTTTTTCATGAGGATATTTGAGTCGCACTCTTCTAGTACGAGCCCAATATAACGCCCAGTCGGTTTGTAAGGCCTTAAATTTAATTAAATAAGTATTGGCAGCAGATGGATCTCTCCCTACATCGACTTGAGGTTCCGGAATTTGTCCATTTTGTTCGTAATTATCCAAAATTGCTTGTAGCTTATAAAATTCTCCCATATGAACATAACTTTTTGAATTTTGTCCATATTCCGGATGGCTGTCTGGTAGTTTAACCATCCAGTTTTTTCTAACGTCGGATGATGCATCCCCATCTACGGCTAGCCCGCCAAACACACACCATTTCCCGGCCGAGGCGCGAGTGCTACCACGTCCGGTGCTAATATAAAATGCGATGGGGCCATATGATGGCGTGTTTAATATTACTGCCTTCCTGCCTGCGATTTTAAATGTTGTTTTTAAATCAAAAAACGGCATTACTTATAACCTGTTTCTTAGTACTTCACGTACTACACGGCGGGATTCGTCTAATTCTAGATCAAATCTAGAATCCTTACCGGCCTTTTTCTTTTTTTTAGTAGGTCGTCTGGCTATTTCATCATCTAATTCTAATTCGCTAGCCAACTGGGTCCAACGATTTCCGGGTTTTTTAATTGAAGAGGGTTTATCCGGTTCAGTTATTTCGTCACTTAAATCATCCGGGTTATAACTTAGGCGAGTTTCACTAACCATAAAACGATGTATTTTTTGTGTTGAAGCAGGCAAGGGTAAAAGGGTTTCACCCCCATAGCCGTCTTCTGTCTCAGAACGAATAAACCAATCAGTTCGGGCGACGGCGCCTGTTGAATAAACAAAAGAAAATTGAATGCCTTCTATGTAAACCTCTCCGAAAAATGCTTCGCCATAATTATTCGCAGCAGTGGGGGTATTATATATTCGTGGACGCGAGTTATATCTCGTGCCGATTCGCTGCGCTAAATTAAAAAATGTTTGCCGGGCAGAGCGGATCATGCGCGGGGCACTATTATTAAACCATTCTTCTTGTTCCCTTTTCCAATCTTTTTCCCAGCCTCCCTGTATTACTTTCAATTCTTGTTTTATTAAATTTTGTAAATCATTAAGTTTCATATTATTATCCCACAAATACCGGCAAAGGCACCCGTTTGAATGTTTCTTCTGTTATTTCTGCCATGGTTTTATTAATTTCCATAATTTTCGAATAAGTCATTTCATCTAGTACTTCTTTCAATTCATCACGAAGTTTATCAATCTCTTCTTTTCCTTCAGATTTCAAGGCTTCGCCATTTAAAGTAACAGATTCGCCCGGAATTGGAATGGTGCTAAATTTGCTTCTAGTTTCTCCGAGAATGCATTTGGTTAAAGCTAAGGCGTAGCGGCGGATCCACTGTTTTCCAATAGAGTTAATGCTAGCATAAGGAATATTTTCAAATGGTAGCGTGTTCATGTTGTTAATTCCGTCTTGGCCGGTATCTTGCGATTCTTGATTTTCCCACGCATCTCCGTCATTTAACACATAAAAATTAAACCAAAATTTTCTTGGGCTAGCATCTACCGGGCTGGGATATATGCGAAGATTATTGTTCTTAATTTCATATGAATAATGTGAATTCCGAGTATAAATAGCATCTTCGAACGCCCTAGCTTGCAAGAGGTTTTGCCAGACTGGAATAATTTCAAAGGAAGAGTCATCTGTAAACTGACCATATGAAGAAAGATTCCCAACTGTGTTTAACCCTCCATAATAACCATAAAAGCGCCACATAGCATGAGGGGTTTTATAAAAAACTCTTGTTACAACAATTCTCTTTTCGCCGTCGCCAGTATAATCGATTGAACCAGATGCGGCTGATGCAGAGACAACTGACTGAAGATCGTAATCTTGCTGACCAGTTGTAATATTAACAGATGCTGAATATATTGGATGTATACCGCCATAGCCAGCTTGAGTCCCCATTTCATTACCAATTTGGCGTTCATACATGAGTCGAAATTTCGGAAATTTAAGGGCAACATTTTTTCCTTCCAAAGCATCGCCAGATATTAATTGTCCATCTTCGTCAAACGAACCGGTTGTACCACCCAAGTAACTGCCAAGAGCATTTTTTGATTGATGAATATTTACTAAATAAGAATATTCTAATACTGCAGATTCGTAAGCGGCGTAAACATTACCATCTGTAATTTCTAAATCTAATACATCACCGCCAAGATGTTTATAAGTAAAAGCCACTTGATCGGCTGCACCACTAATAAACGAGTTTGATGTAGAATATACACCTAAAGGTAAGGCTGCAGTAACGTCGTTAACGCTACCGGTCGCTGATAATATTGTAACGCTACCTGATTGTGTGGGTATTAAGGTTGGTAATGACATACATAAAATCCTCCGCTAGTAATTAGTGTGATATTATGTTAAAGAGATTGCCAAATCTAGTATAATATCACTCATTTCTTCGGTGGCA